CATTAAATAATTTGCTAGCCATTGATTTTGGCGTTTCTGTTGGAGGGAAATGACGTACTCCGTCAGATGGTTGATATATTTTAGTTGGTTCTAAAATATTACATATTTCTGGTTTGCTTATACTTACATTACTGAATCTTTTTTCAAAATTTTCAATAATGTCAGCCGGTATAGAGGGTGATTGTTCAACTAATCTATCTAACTCAGCACGATGAATCGCAAAGAATTTTTTAGAATTTTGTCTTTGATCTGGATGAATAGCTATTTCAGCAGCAATATTTCTATGAAATTTAGACCATTGTATTGACGCTACTCTATGACCTTCCATATTTTGCGCATATCTTAAGAAATTACCAATTGTTGATATAATACCTGTTACAAGAGACACACCACCTAAACTTATATTAGCATATTGTTTCATTGATTCTGGAAAAACAGAACTAATGCCAACATTAAGGGCTCCAGTTACAGTCGATAAAATAATTACTGGAATTTGAATGGATTGATTAAGACGTGTAAATTTTTTTTCTGCTAAATCATGAAGCCATCTATAACATAAAGCCTTATCTGCCCATAAAGCTAATAATTCTTCTAATTCTCTAGACCATATAGACGGTTCATCATATTCTTCAGATGAATCTTTTTTATTAATTTCTTTTGTTATTAAACTCATTATTTAATAATAATATATATATATAATATTATATAAAATATATATATATAAATGGCAGATAAACATATATTTAAAATATTAGAAAGACCAAATGAAGTTCTCTTAATAATTGAAATAAATACATTAAAATTTATGCAGGAAATAAATGAAGATACATTTAAATTATCTTATTTAAAAAATAAAGATTTATCAAAATTTTTATCAAAAGTTATAGATAAATTTCAGGATAAGACATTAAAATTTAATTACACTTTAAATTTAATAGATAAGTCAAGTTTAAGTTTTAAAATATTTTTATGGGATGGAACAAAACATGAATATGAAATTATATTAAAATCTAAAGAATATCGTGATACTGAACTAATTGATCATAAAATAAAAAGTTCATTAGACGAATATGATATTAAAATAAAAAAAGATATATTAACTGTCGATCGTAAGTATGATGATGAATGTGATGAAATTAATTTAAAAGTAGTTGAGAAGACTAATGAAGTAAAAAAAGATATTTTAGCGAGATATATGAGTGATTTATATAGAAATTATCAATTTAAGTCATTTAAAATAGTAAAATGTATAAATAAGGTTAATAAATCGTTTGAAATTCAAGAAGAAACTGATAAAGATAAATATAGTGGTATAAAAGATAGTTATTATGAAAATTTGTATAATAAATTAATAAAGTATGAAGATTTTAGTAGATTTTCAAAAGATAGATATAATGAATATTCTACAAATGACTTAGGTAAAAAGATATATTATTTAAAAATGTATTTGACACATTTAAGTATATATAATGTATTAGAAATAATATTAAATAATCACGGAGTAATAAATATTATTTTTTTAAATATAGATTATAATAAGGCTACATTTAAAGTTACAATTGATATAAAATTTTTATATGATGATTCTGAAAAAAGAATATATAAATGTTGGCCTTCATTATTTAAACAGGAATTAAAAAATTGTTTAATGATATTTAATTCATTAGATAATAATATAATAAATAAAAAAGATACATTAGATCTCTTTATATTTCAATATTTTAAATAAAATTAAAAATGTATTAAATTAAAATATATTCCAATATAAAGAATGAGCTCACCAGAAAGAAAAATGATTATAAATATGAAACCATCTTTAAAAGCCGTTATATTGGATGTATTTTTTATGATGTTATATATTCATCATATACCAAATATAATATATAAGGGAAACATGTTTGGTTCTGGAAGATTAATAGATATTAGTTCAACTAGAAATTTTGTACAATCTTATATTGGAAAATTATTTTTTTTATCAATAGTATTTATGGTATTTCATTATATTGTAGTTCCAATTATAAGAAAAACCTGTGAATAATATTTAAAAATTGATATTATAATATGATATAAATAGTATATTATAATTATATATAATAATATATATAATTATGACAACAAATTTAGATAATGAAATATTTCCATTAACAAAGTATAAAAGATATACATATAAACAAGTAATTGAAACTAAAGATGAACGATATTTTAAATATTTAATATCTAATTTTAAGATATTATATGAAGATATTTATTCATTTTATGAATATATGAGGTCAAAAAATAAATATACTGAAGAAATTAACAAATTACTAAATATAAAGATATTATTAGATACAGAAACATCTGGATTTGCTAATAGTGATTATGTTTTACAATTAGCATATGTTATATTTAATAATAATCAAATATTAAAATCTTATAATCAAATCATTAAAATTGATCCCAAGTTTAAAATTACAAATGCATATATTCATCACATAAATAATGAAAAGTGTGCTCGTTTAGGAGTTCCCTTAATTGAATCTATTGATAGACTTATTTTAGATCTTAAATATTGTCATTCTATTATTGGTCATAATGTTCATTTTGATATAAGAATGTTAAAAAATGAATTTAATAGATTAAAATACGATTGTCGGTTATTAGAATCTATTAAAACTGAAGATACAATGTCTCTCAGTATAAAAAAATATGGAAAAAAAAATAAATTAGGTGAATTGTATAAATTAGAGTTTCATGAAGAAATGGAAAATGCTCACAACGCATTTTATGACGTTATGGCTACATACAAAATTTATAAAAATTTATGTGCCGCCAAATAATACGTTGGCCATAATATTTATTGATAAAAAAAATAAAGTTATTTTTTTTATTTAAATGATATTAGAAAAAAGCTAGCTACAAACAAACAGACATGTCAAAACAAAAACTTATTATTTCATAATAATTGATCAGATTATTAAAAATAATTAGTTTCACCAATATAATTGATCAGATTACATTAGTGCCGCGGAAAAACTCACACCCTTAAGGAAAATACATATTCGTCATTACAACGAATAACCGGAAAATCTAAATCTCTATACAAAACAAAATACAACACACAACACACAACACACAACACACAACACAAAATACAACACAAAATGTACCGATACACCAACTCTAAATAGAATAAAACTTCAAAAACAGAATGAAACTTATCTAAATAGAACAACAAAAGGAAAAAAATCTAAATAGAATAACCTAAACAAAAACACACTCCTCAACAACCCCAACAACCCCAACAACTCAACAACCCCAACAACTCAACAACTCTAACTAGGAAATAATCTAAATAGATACATAATTCCATATTATATAAATAAAATTAACACGATAAATCGCATATTATCAATAATAATATTCATATAATAAACACAAGACAATTAAAAATTTAATTGTCTATCATAACATGACGCGTCAAGGATTTTTTAAGAAAAAAAAGTATTGCTGTAAGCGCCATTCAATGAATAAATGTGTGTCTATAGTTCTTCCTTTAAAAACTATAATATATCTAATATTATATTCTTATATAATATCTTTTAAATCAATTTTATTAAATTATTTATTTGATCAATAATTTTTTGATCATTAATTGGTATTTTTAAAGGTAAAACTACCTTATCTGAGCTAATTAGGTTCATTTTTTTTAGAATCATTTTTAGAGGAATTGGATTACTTGTAATAAAACATGTATTACATACAATATTAATTTTATTATATTCAATTATTGCTGATTTAAAATCATTTTGATCACATAATTGATATATTTTAATTATCTGTTCTGGAATTATATTACTAACAACACTAATTACACCGGTTCCACCTAAACTCATTACTGGAATAATCAAACTATCATCACCTGATAGCAAAGATATATTAGTTCTTTGAATTGTTTCGTAAATTTGAGTAATATTTCCACTTGCTTCTTTAATACCTATGATATTTGGTGATTCTTTTAGAATATTACATAAGGTATTAACTTCTAAATTAATACCACACCTTCCAGGAATGTTATAAATTATCATTTCTTTGTCTTTATGTTGATTCGCTAAATAAATCATATGATCTTGAAGACCTTCTTGATTTGGTTTATTATAATATGGAACAGTTAGCATAATATAATGACAAAATACCTTAATTTTATGAATAAAATGATTGACTTCTTTTGTATTATTACCGCCAACACCTACCATAATCTTAATATTCTTGTTATATTTTTTCCAAATAGTATTTACGATCATTAATTTATCAGAATCGTCAATTGTACTGGTTTCACTAGTGGTTCCGAGTAAGACAATACCAGTTACTTTAGCATTTATTTGACGATTAACAAGATAATCAATTTCGTTATATAAAATTATGTCATTTTTGTCAAAAATTGTAGGTATAACTGTCCAGATTCCGTTCATTTTATATAAATAATAGTATTTCTTTATAAATAATTTATTTTTATTTCAATTATTTTAAATAATTTAAAATAATTTAAAATAATGTCTTTTTCAGAGCTAGGTATTTAGCCTTATACTTCATATATTTATTATAATAATAGTTGCCCCCTAATTGCCCTCTATTCATAGGAATCATCTCATTTGCTGGAACAGGAGCATTTGTATCAATTGTTTGATTTATATTTTGATAAAATGATGGGTCAATTGATGGTAATGATGATATGGATAGTTGTATTAGTGTTGATGGTGATGTGCCATTTCCTTTCATAGTATATATATTTATATATAAAAAATTGAAAAAATTAATCATATGAGATTCCTTTAATGATATTATAACCCGTCACCCCCTTCTACTCACTTCTCACGCCAATATGCACCACTGTCTCGTGCCAGTGTCTTTCGGGGTTCGCAGCAAGAGCGAGGAGATTGAGCGCGAGAAGTTCGTCGCTCGGCTGAGCAGCCTGCGGGCGTCTGGTCTGTTCTTGTCTTGGACTTCGAACATTGTGGAGCCCCGTCCCGAGAAGCCGCTCTACGGTTGGCCAATTCAGAAGCCCGAGGAGGACATGGATGACCGCCGCATCATGGGCGTGAAGTGGGACGCAGTTAAGGCGAGGGAGGAGCGCAAGGAGGCGCGCAAGGGCAAGGAGCCAGTTACTGAGATTGAAAAGTTTCATGAGGCTGCTGATTGGTATGAGTCCATCCTCGCCTGTGGGTCCGGAGACAGTGAGGTCAAGGCTGCCGAGAAAGCTGTCGAGAAGGCGGCACAGGCGGCACAGGAGGCCTTGGAAAAGGAGGAGATGGAGGCGGAGCTTGCCAAGGTAACAGCGGAGCTTGCCGAGGCAAAAGCGGCCCTTGCCACGTCGGGTGCGCCCTAAGCCAGATAAGCTAGATTAAGATTCTATCAATAATTAATTTTAATTATTGATAGAATTTTAATTGTAAGATATTATTACCGCCCAATACTAAATTTAAGAAAACTCTTTTATTTTTAAATTAGTATTTGGGGTAACGTTAATATTATACATTATCAACTTTAAATAGAAAAAATTGAAAAAAATATCTATATTCAATACCTTTATTTGATATATCACTCTCCGCGCAAGGATGTCTAGCCCCTGCACCTTAAGTGCTTTCCACTACGCTGGGGTGAAGAAATCGCCTAGCTCGAAAGCCTGCGGCACTCCCTTGGAGTTGCACTCCCAGGAGTTCCAGGACAAGATTGCTAAACTAATAGCAGAGAAGGCAGAGAAGGCAGAGAAGGCGGCGGAGAGCGGTGGCGGCGTCCACCACGGCGGTGGCAGTGTTGGCGGCGGCCACCACGGCCGCGGTGGCCACCACGGCCGCGGCGGCAGCCACAGTGTTAGTGGCGGCCACC